TATCTACAATCCACCACAAAAGAAGTATTACAAAAAGAACAAATAATATATGAGTAAATACAATGAAATTACAGTACCTTCAATTAACAAAACCTTTTTGTGTAGAAAAAGTGATGAAGTAAAAACTGGAAAGTTCTACATGAAAGAATTGTATGATCAAAATCCAGGATCAAACTATTCAGATTTAGTTGTTTGTACTGAAATGAAAGACTATATTAAGACACTTTCTATATCTGAAAATGATGTATGGGCAGATCTAGGTGCTAATATTGGTGCTTTTGGTGTTTTATTACATGATAAAGTTAAAAAGATATATGGTTTTGAACCACATCCTAATAATTGTGAGGTTATTAAAGATCAAACGTCTTTTGGTAACATAACTAATTATGAATTAGTTGAAGCAGGTGTTGTTAGTGATGATTCTGTAGATCATTTGGACTTATATGTTCATGAAAAAGAAATGTCACATAACTTAATAAGAAAGATAAAAGGCCAAAACAAAGACTCAATACAAGTACCTGTTATTAGCTTTAAAAAGTTGTTAGAAATATATCCTGATATTAACAAAGTTAAGATGGATATTGAAGGTGCTGAATATGATATAATTATTAACCACCATGATTGGGAATCTATTGATGAATTATGGTTTGAATGGCATGGCAGAATCTTAAAGGATAGAGATAATATAAAATATAAGAATACTATTGAACACCTTAAAAAGTATTTTCCAAACATCAAATACCCAGGTTACCCATGGAATGGTTTGGCATTAGTTCACTGTACAAAATAAAAAAATTGATGAAAAAGTTTGATGAACAATTAAAGAAAGCTAAGGATCTTCATCAAAAGATTCGTAAGGAGAAGTTCAAAAAGGATTTCGATAATGCTAAGACTAATACTCAAAGCATTCGGGTTGTTATGGATTACCTTATTGATATTGTAGAAGAGAATAAGGATATATAAAATAATCATATAGATAAGACTGTGGGAGGTCTAATCTGCTAGTTCCCCGCTCACTCAGAGCGGGGTTTTTTATTTAACAAGGGCTTAACAAACTAATCAAAACTAATATCTCAGGGATCATATAATCTTAGATTCTTAAGAACTTGAGTAAGATAAACTCTATAGTAGGAGTCGGGGTTTCAGATATATAAATAAAGAAACCATCATGACCAGACTGATTATACTCTTAATTCCCTTCCTGATGCTGTTCTCGTGCGCTCTAACCAAACAACAGAGAACCGATAATAAAGTCATAAGGAAGATGGAGAAACTCCAAGAGCGCTATCCAGAATCATTCAGAAATGCTACCACAGAAACTGTAAGAATAGATACTCTTATCAAAGAAGTAAGGATAGAAGGAGAGACCCATGTAGATACCCTTACTATAGAGAAAGAAATAGAGAAGTATCTACATGATACAGTACAGGTAACCCAATTCATAGATCGTTTTATTGAAGTAGCAAGGGATTCAGTAATTGTTGACTCACTCGATATCCACTTAAAAATATCTGGCGTAGCCATTCAGTATGAGCTACAACGAGACTCCACAAGAATTGTAAAGGAACAGGATGTATCAACTGTGGACATTACCAAGACTGTAACGGTAAATAAGATTCCCTTTTGGATATGGCTCATTATTATCCTGCTCTCTGCTGCTATAGTCGCCTCTCTTGTAAAAAGATATTAGTAAGAGCTCAACCTCTCCGAGTACAGCAGAACGATTAGATTCCCTATAAATAGGCCGTCAACAGACAAGCCCTAAGCAGTCTCAAAACATCCCCAAAAAGGGACATCAATGCCCCAACCCTCACGTGTCTCAGGATATCTCCAGCACACCATATAGGCCCAAATGATAGATTTTGGTGGCGTCACGAAATCACGTCAAACTTTTTTCACTCACAGTAACCCTCAGGATTCCCATTTATAAACCCAGGGTCCCACCAGTCTAAGAAGTCTGTACGTCCAATATGAACAATCATCTGGACCGTTGGGATGCCTAGAGGTGCCCAAAGAGGCCTTTAGTATACTGAAGCTTTGAGTCCTTTTGGGGTCCTTTTTTGGAGAAGATGTGAGCTTTGCCGGAAGTATAAATGGAGGTTGTGATATATAAAAGAAAAGAGACTATTATGATAACAGTTAAACCTCCAAATGGGATGACAAACCAAGAATACGTTGACTCACTATCAACCACCGAAAAATCGATATATGATAATCTCAATGATGATGCAAACGTTAATGTGACGCTCACTGAGGATAAGATCTTCGCCCATCAACACACTAAGGTGGAGGTGAACATGTTCGTTGACAATAAGATAAAGGTTAAGTATTACAAGAGGTTCCCAAGACATAACTATCTTGAGTACAACATACCTATCGAACAGTGGGAAACAGCAATTAACAATTACTTTAAAGAAGGATAAAAATGGATCTTAAAAAACAAATAGTGGCGTTTTTGGAAAAGAACACCGAATACGAATGGGTTGATGATTCTCTCATTGATGAATATGTTGCTAATGTTGATTTTGCAAAGCAGGCAAGAGAACTCATTAACCAGGAAGGTATAGTTGGTACTGAAATAAGGAAGACTTCTGGTAAGAATCCACAAGAATATGAGATTCAAAAGAAGAATCCTGCGTTTGATGTTTATAATAAGGCTCTAGACAATATGACAAAGATAGTCACGAAGTTAGGGATTAGCCCTTCAGATAGAATAAAACTAAAGATACTTGCCATAGAACAAGAGGACAAAGATGACTTATCGGATTTCGATTAATGTTTGTTAAAATAGAAACTAAAGATAATTGAAAATCTATAATATTAGAACTAGCAAATCAAAGATATTTTACAATTGTAACTGGGGTCTCGGTGTTCTATGCTAGTTCATACTGAGGCCCCTTTTTTTACGACTATGAAAGAAACAATTTACGTCTATTGCACAACAAATCAAATCAATGGAATGAAGTACGTTGGTATGTCTAATCTTAAAAACCCAAGATATTTTGGTGGTGGTCCAAAACTTCATGATGACATTAGAAAATATGGGAAAAATAACTTTACAAGATCCATATTAATGAAGTTTGATAACAGAAAGGATGCTCATGAGTATGAGGGTTTATACATAGAATTACTTAATACAATGTGGCCATTTGGTTATAATACTGATAAAACGGGTGGAGCTGTTGGTACATCAGGTTTAAAACCTTGGAATAAGAATAAGACTTATAAAATGAAAAAACAATTTAGTGAAATAACTAAAAAAAGGATTAGTGAATCAGGAAAAGGTAGAGAACCTTGGAATAAAGGAAAGAGATTATCTAAAGAATATAGAAAAAAACTAAGTGAATCACATAAAGGAAAATCAAATAATTGGGAAGGTAGAAAACATTCTGAAGAATCAAAGAAAAAGATGAGTGAAGCCCATAAGGGTATAAAACTTTCTGAAGAAACAAAGAAAAAGCTTAGTGAAGCTAGTAAAAAATATTGGGCAAAAAGAAAAGCAATGAATGAAGCGGCTTAAGAAAGCAGAATATATCGATTATTGTTGGAAAGTAGGAAACCAATACGCTAAAGATATTAAGTCAGGTAAAATAGTTGCTAATCGTTGGATTAAAGCAGCAATAGATCGTTATGAGAAGGATTTAAAAAATAAAAAGTATCACTTTAAAAAAGAAGAAGTGAGAAAGGTGTTTGGATTCTTCTCGGTATTGAATGTTGATCAAAAGGGAAATCAATTCAAGTTGATGCCCTACCAGTGCTTCATACTTATGAACCTATTTGGTTTCTACTATAAGAATAGTGAAAGGAGAAAGTACAACTATGCTCTTATTTTTGTTAGTCGGAAAAACGGGAAAACAGGATTCATAGCAGGATTACAACTTTATTTCATGATCTCAGTTCCTGATCCATTATGTCTTAGTGTTGGTCATTCACCAGATGCTAGGTCTCATACAGCTAGAGCAGCTGCCACATTTGTGTACCAGACTCCAGAACTTATAAAAAGACTTCAACCACAAGGACCACAATCATCCAAGAATAAGGTAGTCTTCAAGAAGGAGGGAAAACCTGGAGTTCTACAATCAGTAGTATCAACAGCAGAGCGATTGGATGGATTTAGTACTAGTAGTGCTGTTTTGGACGAGATACATGCGTATAATGATGACTCTTTATTCAATGTAATTAAATCATCAACAGGAACTAGATTTTCCAACAATGAGAATCCAATGGTTACACTTATTAGTACTGCTGGTTTTAAGCCTGTTGGTTTTTGTGCTGATATGGTAACAATAGGTAAAAGAGTATTGGATGGACAGGCAGAAGATGATTCTTTTTTCTATATGATTTATACATTGGATGATGAGGATAATGGTAAATGGGAAGATGATTCAAAATGGATAAAAGCAAATCCAGCATTAGGTGAAATACTTGATATTGAGTACTTAAAATCAGAGTTTACACAAGCAAAGAACTTAACAACTCAATTACCAAACTTCCTAACAAAACACCTTAACATATTTGTAAACGAAACAAGTGAATGGATAAGTAGAGGAGTTTACTCAAAGGTATGTTATAATGCTGATCCAGCTCTTTATAAGGATCTTACTGGATTTATTGGACTTGACCTTTCAGCAACAAGAGATTTAACTTCTTTAGTAGTTGTATTTTATGATCAAGATAAAGACTTCTATTATGTCATACCCTATTTTTGGAGAGCAAAGAATGAGGATAAAAGGTTTAGAAAAGGAGGACAAGATCTTAAGGAATGGATTGATAAGGGTTACATAACAGAAAGTTCTAAAAAGACTATTGATTACAACCAAGTATTTGAAAAGATAAAGGAACTAAACCAACAATTTTACATTGGTAGTATTACTTTTGACCGTTACCTATCACAATTGGTACTTCCACAAGTTGAAGGCTTAAGTCGTTTGGATGGTAGTCCAATTAACATAGAACCATTTGCACAAACTGCTTATAAATATAGCTTTCCAATGACTACTTTTGAAAAATCAATATATGATGGTAATTGCTCGTTAACTGATAATCCAGTATTTCAATGGAATATTGATAATGTAGTTTTGTATTATGATACCAATGGAAATATAAAACCCATGAAGAATAAAGGTAAGGACGCGATTGATGGTATAGTTAGTGCTGCCATGGCATTTAATGGTGCATTGAGTTGGTATAACTTAACTGAGGAATCTAGTACCTAAAAGCTTTTAAAGAGTAGATATATATAAAAAATAACATAAGAAAAGAATTATGTCAATATGGAATGACCTCTTAGAATCATTGAAGGTAAGCGTGGCACCCACAACAGACGCTAAATACCTTATAGAGAATCTCGACAATAAAGCTAATAGATTTGAAAAGAAAGATGCCGCAAATGTTAGCACTATTTATACTTGTCTTGAAATAAAATCTGACACTATAGCAAGGCTTCCCTTAGATGTTAAACAGGAATCTCCTGGAGGCGACACTACTCTAAAGGATGACCCACTTCATTACCTTCTTCACTTCCAGCCTAATAACTATACCAATGCTTTCCAGTTTTGGTGGACTATTGAGTTTTATAGGAACCTAAGAGGTAATAGCTTTGCTAGAATATTTAGAGATGCACGAGGAAGACCCGAGTCTTTAAAGATAGTGTATCCAGATGATGTTGTGGGGTATAGCCTATATAACAATCAACTTTACTATTCTTATCACGAGAGAAAGCTAGATGGGTCCTTAAAGGAACAACCAACTAAGGTTAATAGTACTGAAATGCTACACTTTACTTTTGGTAGTATTGATGGTATCTTTGGTATTGATCCAATCACAAAGCTTATGTCGGAGCTTGGTATTAAGGTAAAATCTAGTAAGACACTTGAAAACCTTTATACAAATAATGCTCTTAATAAAGCATTGGTACTTCCTAATGTTAATAACGAAAGTACTAAAAAGCAAATTGAGGAATTCAACAAAACAAGTGGTGTTGACCAAACAGGTAAGTTAAGACAACTTCCATTTGGATCAGAACTTGTTGATATGAGTCTTGATCTTAATGCTGTTCAATTCATTGATTCTCAAAAGTTCACAGTAACTCAAATTGCTGCACTTTACAGAATACCTGCTCATATGTTAGGTATATTGGAACAAACTAAGTTCTCATCTGTGGAAGCAATGACACTTGATTTTAAATCCAATTCTATATCACCAATAGCAAAACTCTATAAAAGAGAATTAGAATCCAAGTTGTTAACACAACAGGAGATACTTGATGGTAAGGTAATTGAATTCAATACAAATGCATTGATAGAAACTGATCTTGATACTAAGAATAAGATCATCACTGACCAAGTAATGAAAGGACTTATTTCTCCTAACTATGCTGCTAGCATTTATGGTTATCCTCAGTATGATGCTGGTGAAGATCATTGGATGCCATCGAGCTCAATGTTTGCTGAGATAAGACACAAATCTGATACTGAGAAGCTTGATCAATTGATTAATCCTCCAGAGGAAGATACCGAGTAAAAAACGGATACACTATAAGATATATAAAATAAATAAATAGCTAACTATGGAAAATAGAAGTTATAACCCCGAAGCATTAGAACTTAGAGCCATCACAGATGATGATGGTAAAAGGTATATCCAA